TCCAGAGATAAAAATCTTTAATCTAGATGAAACATTCTCCACTATTGGAGATAAAGAAAACTACGCTATAGAGAGATGTTCTGGAGACCTTATTGCTGTATGGGATGATGATGATGTAGCTATGTCTAATCATCTATTTAATATTGCAAAACACTGGAAAGAAGATACAAATATTATCCATTGGGAAACTGGTGTATTCTATAATGAACCAAGTATAACAGCTATAAAAGGTATTGGTAATTCAGGAATTGTATATAGTAAAAAGGTGTGGGAGCAAATAGGTAAGAGTCCTATTGAGAATGCAGGAGGAGATATGACATTAGTTACTAAGATACATGCTCTAGGTAGACAACATGTAGTGGATGTAAAGATGCCTGATTCAGAAGCTTCTTGGTTTTATATGTGGGGAGGTAGAGGTTATCATCAATCAGGACAAGGAACTGATGTTCCAGGTAGACCTAACATCATACAAAGACACAGTGAGTATATTGAAAGTTTAAGAAAGACAGGAAAGATTCCTACAGGTGATGTTCATATTAATCCTCATTGGAATAAAGACTACGCACAAATGCTAAAAGATTATATAAACAAATAATGGGAAATTTAATTCAAACTATTCCTGGAGAAAACTATTCCAGAGTTGACGATAGAGCATTTGCTCATGATGGTTGTATAATAGATTTAGGCTGTGTTCATTGGAACTGGTCAGAAATATTCATTGGAAAGAAAAGAGTGATTGGAGCTGATCCATTTGAGAATGAAGTTCCAAATGGTGCTGAGTTGTTCAAAGGAGTGGTTGGTAGTTTTGATGGTTTAATCAAAATGACATACCAAAAAGATGCATCACATATATCAAGTGGTACTTCTGATTCTGACGAATGGATTCCTTCTATTAGCTGGAAAAGCTTCTGTGCTAAATACAACATCACAGACATTTCTATATTGAAAATGAATATAGAGGGTGCAGAGTTTCCATTACTACATTCAATGGATAGTGAAGACTTCTCAAAAATCGATCAGATAATTGTAAGCTTTCATGATTGGATGAATCCAAATTGGAAGTCTTTAACAGATGCATCTATGTTCCTACTACATCACCATGGTTTTAAAATACAGAACATTGGTCCATATGGTTGGTACATGGGACTTAAATAATTATTATGATTAGAGTATTAGTAAGCACAGCTTTATTTGGTGGAGAATTATATTCTCAATGGGTAGATCAAGTGTCTGATAGATACGAGATTGTATTCAATAGAATAGATGATAAAACAGAATCTCCAAGAACAAAAGCTATGTCACCTAGACTACGTGGTAAAATACCTAAGATGGTAGTTTGGGAAGATCATCCAGGATATGACTATTACATATGGATGGATGCTGGATTCTCTATTTTAGATCCATTGGCCATAGAAAGAATGGTTAACCAATGTCTAAATGGTGTAGATATTTGTTTATTTAGACATTCATCTAGACATTCTGTTAAACAGGAACTAGACTTTGTTGTTAGTTTAATGCATGCAGGTAATCAATATCTTCTAGACAGATATGAGGGAGAAAGAATGATAGAGCAGGTACAGAGTTATTCTAAAGATGTTACGTGGGTAGACAATGTTCTATTTGAGTGTGGCACATTCATATATTCTAAAGACATTGTAGCTAATAAAGAACACAATGTAATGAAGGAATGGTTTTACCACAATTGTATATGGTCTGTTCAAGACCAACTTAGCCTCCCATACTTATTACATAAGTTTGGTATAAGGTATAAGTTATTAGAAGGTAATGTATATTCAAATCAATATACATCATGAAAAAAGCCCTCTAAGTGAGGGCTTTATTATTTTGATATACGTTTTCTTTTGAACAAAGGTCTTTTAGTACCTCGATCACCAGCTTCCTTCATATAATTCCCATTGATAGGGTTAGGAGGAGCTACCTTAGGGGCCATTCTAGGCTTACCAGATTTCTTAGCTTTACCAGCTGTCATTGATTTACTTGCAGCCATATCTACATTTTTTCATTGATCCACCAGACTTCATAAGTTTACCTCCAGCTTTTGGAGCTCCTGTTAAAAACCCTTTCAAAGTTCTTCTTTCAGTAGCTTTAATTGATCCGTCATTTTTTACTTTAACTTTTACTTTATAATCTTTATCTTTAGATTTTATACTTTTATTATTAAAGCCTCTATCTATATTTTCTTTTGTTGGTTCATAATTACCAACTTTTTTATTAACTATACTACCCATCTGTGCTTTCTTAATACTAGCACCTCTCTTAGCTATAACACCACGTCCTTTAAGGATGTCTGCTTTTGTAATCTTTCCATCTTTGTTAAGATCAGGAAATGATTTACCATTTTTAGCTTTGGTAACTTTACCACCATATTTTTTTTCTCCTATTTTTTTATATTTATATTCACCTCCAAGAGCTTTTTTCACTTTACCATAAACTCCAAGTGTAGCAAGTTGAAGACCATCTTCACTAGCATTTTTAATATCTCTTAATGTTGTGTCTCCAATTCTCTGAGAAACAGTCTTAGGTTTTTTTGGTGCTATTTTAGGTTTTTCTGTAGTAGGTTTTTTAACCTTAGCTCCAGTTTGAGCTTTTTTTATTGTTTTCATTATTTCTTAGTTTTAGATTTAATTTTACGTTCTTGTTTCAGCATTGCAGCTGTAGGTTTCTTACCAGATCCTTTGTTAGTTCTGATGTTAAGTTTATATTATAATGTGTTTCCAACTTTTGCCTCTATGAATATCCTTCACAGAGTGATAACTTACTTTTAGACTGTCTGCAACCTGTTTAGGAAGAAGACCATTTGCTAGTTGTTTCTTAATCTTAATAACCTGTTCTTCTGTAAGTTTAGCCATTTTATGATTAGAACCAGATTTCCAATTCTTTGATAAGTTGTTTAAGTGTTTAGTTCTATAAGTTTCATCTTTCCACTTTTCCTTCTGAGAAGCTGACTTTTTGAGTTTAACTTCTTCAGTTCTCTTTATTCCAAGATTACTACCAGCAATTTTAGCTACATTATAGTGCGGTTTTAAATTGTCAATATATTCTTGTTCTGTTTTAAGAATCTCTTCAGTAGAACATTCACAAACAATCTCAAACTTAAAGTTCTTCTCTCCGTGCTTATTAACTGCTCTGATTAGTTTTACACAACTATTCTTACCAGTTCTTATATGATTTACATGGGTGTAATACCTTTTTATTAGATTGTTTGTACTTCCTATATAAAACTTACCATCTATCTCATTAGTAATTTTGTAAATAACTCCTCCTTTTTGTTTCTCAGAGAAGTATTTTTGTTTATTTTCAATACTAATAGCTAATATCATTTTCCTTTATTTTTGATCTTTTTCTCCTGAGACAACATTACTTTTGTAGGAGTTTTAGGTTTAGCACCAGTTTTCTTATTATAAGCTGCTTTATTTCTCAAGTTATCCCAAAGTCCTCTTTGAGAAACACTTCCATCTTTACGTTTAAGCATTTGCTTTTTCATACTAACAGTTCCATTTACGGAGTGATTTATTAATTCTACTATTTGGATCATTTGCTGTCTTAGCAGATGTTAATCTTTTCTTCATCCCTGACATTCGGGCACAAAATGATTTTCTTCTGTTAGCAGCTTTACTTCCAGGTTTAAGTTTAGAAGGAGGTGTTGTAACAGCCATTTTTAATTTAGATCCAGGATTAGCTCTACGATAAGAAGCAACTCCTTTTCTATTAAGTCCACCTTTTGGATCTTTACCTTCAGATCTAGTCCAAGCTGGTGTTTTACCTCCATTTTTCAATGTACTTCCTGCGTATGGACCTTTCTTCTTAATAAGAGGGCCATTGGGAACTTTTGTTATTTTAGCCATTATTTCTTCTTATTAGATTTAGCTATTTTTTTAAATGTTTTTGCCAAAGCATAACGCTTAGATCCAGGTTTACATGTTGGTCCACCAAATTTAGCTCCTGTACAAACACCCTTTGTACCTCTACGTTTTATAGAAGCTGTGGCAGATTGAATCCACTTACCATCTTTGGCTTTTGTTATTTTACCACCATTTTTCTTCTTCCCCCAATCTGATTTTGATTCTTTTGAAGCAGCTTTACTTACACCACATTTTGTAGATTTGAAGTTAGGACCACAAGTTTCAATACCTACATCAGGTTTTTTTGATTCTTTTCTAACTGTGTTTTTATAATCAGACACACTAAGACCTCTTGCGTTAGCGTTTCTTTGTATAATAGAATCTTTTTTTCTAACTATTTCAGCTCTTTTTATGGCTGTAATACTATCAAGTTTTCTTCTATTTTCTTTTGCTTGGGCTAATCTATCTTTTGTAGTTAGACCGTCTTGTGCTTTCTTAATAGATTTCATAGCTTATTTCTTTTTAGCCACTTTACCACCAGCTTTCATTCTAGAAGCAGCACCTCTAGCACCCATTGCTCTATCAGCTCTTCTCACCATTCTTTTCTCAACTTTTGAAGCTCTCTCTGGATTAGTTTCTCTAATTCTAGAAAGTCTTCTTTGTTGTCTTGGATTTTCTTGAACCACTTTAGAACCAATAGATCCACCTGTTTGCATCTTTGTAGCACCAAGTTGTTTGTCTTTGGTAAGTTTAGCTTTTCCTCTAGCACCAGCTAATGTTTTGTTTTGAACTTTAGTCCAAGCACCACCAACATCTGTACCTTTATCTCTTTTATTAGAAGCATTAAGTCCAGATAAAGAACCACCGTTCTTCATTTTTGCTTTCTTTTTTTCAGCTTCTTCACCGTTTTGTGCTTTTTTAATTATTTTTGCCATAGCGTTTAAATGTTATATTAGGTTTAACAATAAGATCCTTATGGGTATATTGCCATAATTCTCCAGTTTGATTAATTATTATTGTATAGATGGTATCTGTCTCATGACCATAATCTGTCACAAGAAAAATCACACCCTCTCCCTTTGGTGTTATAACATCTATTCTATTCTTTGGTTCATATATTCTCATAGAGAAGTGCTTTTGTTCAAGAACACCTGTTCTTCGTCACCCAACAGGTATGTTAATTATTCTGCTTCAGGAGCTTCTACTTCCTTAATGATGTCAGCTTCTACACCTTTAATCATTAATTCTTCAATCACTTGATTAGTTTGAATCATCAATTGAAACCTTGCAGCTTCTTCTGATGATAAATAAGCTCTAACTGTGTTTAAAAACAGTCCAAACTGTTGTCCTGTTAATGTAAATGTGTCTTCAGGAGTCCATGTGTAACGTTTGTTAGGATCATACTGTGCCATAATGTAAATTGGTTTTAAAATTAACAGTAAAAGTAAATAATGTTTTTTATATATACAAATTTTTATTTTAACAACTCATTAACTCTAGCTACTACATCTGCATCAGTCCATTGACCAATAGCATCGTATTCTTCGTTTTGCCATAAAATTAATTGACCTAACTCTCTTGCAAAAGCTTTAACTTCTTTTCTAGAAGGGTTATCTACAACTTCTTCAATTGTAATTTCTTCAAAAGTTCTTTTTAATTCTTGTACAATTACAATTTCTTTTGGTGTTTCAAATGTGATTTTCATGATTTTATTTATTTATTGATTAAAGTCTTACACCTTCAATAGCAAAGGTGGTTTGATTGTAGTAAAAATATGTATTTCCTGCTACAGCTCCTAATGCTACAGTGATAGCTGCTACAGCTGCTGCCCTATTTGCATAAGAAGGAAGAGATGTATTAGAAAATACAGTTTGTCCTGATAATGTTCCTCCTTTATGAGCTTGAACACCAAATGCGTTTACATTATTACCAGTAGAATTCATACCAGCTTCTCTACCTAAGAAATTTGAGTTATTAGCAGTAGTTGCATTATTACCAGCAGATTCACCAAAAAAGTTT